TTTGACAGTTACACCATGTCTACGCCAAGGTTCTTGAAGTGTTGTTTGCATTAGTTTTCTTTCTTTAGTTGTTAAATTGCTCGTTCACCCCAACAAGTTTTACGATAGTCACACCACTTACATTGAAAATATGATGGATCATTAAAACTTCTGGGTAATAGTTCGCCACGTTCGGTAGCGGTAATAATTTCAAAGGCTCGATCAGAATATTGTTGGGCAACTTCAGCGTCATAACCCACAAACTCATGCCAAACTTCAGCCGTATCTTTATTGACTGAAGTAAACCAACATAGATTGTCAGTTAATTTCATGAATGCCATGTAGAGCTGGACTTGTACATAGTAACCATAGTGACTTTGCTTCACGCCTTTTTTCTTATACTCATTGAACTTAGAATTTTTCATTGACTTGGCTTCCCATAAACATGGAAACCCTCTGACATATTCTTCTATGGTGTCTCGATCTTGCACCCAATCCTCAATGCCTTTGATAATGCCATCACAGTGGCCAGATACTTTGCCTTCCTTGCCAACATTAAGAGTGAACTCCCACTGCTTACCCGTTTTTGGATTAACATCTTGTAAAATAATGCCACCAGTACGCATCCAATCCACCATAAGTTCCTCTGACTTGTGACCAAAATCAAAAATTCTTAAAGTCTTACCTTGAAAATCAAAATCTTTCTCTTGACCCATGTAGCCGTATTGCACTTCACGTTGACAGTCACGACCGATAGCTGATGGCCCAAGGTATTTTCGTCTAGCTTGTTTTTTATTCTTAGCTTCGATACCTGTGTCTAGGGCTAATGCAACTTTCTTATTAAAAAGTTCACCAGGGGTTGGACTGAAATTAGTGTTAAAGTTCACTTATAAAATCCTTGAAACCAACGACTAATTTTGCGTAATACGATTGATTGATTTTCAATGTAATATTGCATACGTCTATAAGTGGTGTAACGTGCCTTAGTTTCCTCGACAATCTGTCGTCTCAACAATGCATTCTCTTGTTTTAATGTGTTGTATTCTTCTAAAGTTATTTCGATCATTTTGTTTCCTTCCGTCATGGTTAATTAATTCCTTGTAATAATTTCACTATCTCGTTGAGATAAAATTGTGCTTTCTGATAATCCTCAATGGGTTTGCCTTTGTGAGGCGCTCTCCAAGTGTATTTTTGTACTTGCCCACGGCAATAGGCTAGGTAGCCTTCAATACCCAACATAGATTTGATTGAATCCTTGCATTCTATTTCGCCTTGCTTGTAATGCGGTGGGTGGTTTACCATATCATCGGTCATAATAATCTCTCTTTACTTGTAATAATGTTTGTAATGCTTCTTCGCTGTGAATTGGTTTGTTGGCTTTATGTTTTTCAAAAGGACATTTAACCAAACCACAAGGGAATGATACTTTGCGTGGCATAGCTTCGGTCCCATAACAATTGATTGAACATAGACCGCATTCACCCACGACTTGTTTGTCTTTAACCATTTTTTTAACCAATGAGTCTGACCGATAAAGTTTATCATCTAATGCAGCTTCCAATATAGGTGCCAACGCTTGGTCTTTGTTGCGTTTGACAATGGTATGAATAATCATTTGAAATGTAATTAGAGTTTCTTTGAACCTTGCGTCTAATAGGTTCAGCTTCTCTTCGAGTACCTTGCGTTTTACTTTCCATGGTACATGTACACCCCTTGCTCTTTTTTTCTCGGTCATGCAACTCTACGTCCCTCTATTAAAGCGATGTCTCGAATGAGAGAGCCGTAAAACTTCCACTTGATCAAAGCGGTTGCTCGATACTTAGTCATGGAATAATCATGTTTGAATTTGTTGTTCAGCATTTTTTGCTGTTTGTCAGTAGGTCGTTGTTGTAACCACGTTCGACTTTTTTTAGCAGAGTCACCTTGCTCATGCTTACACATAAAATCATTAGCGACCGCTAGTGCGTGTAATCTTTCACCAACAAATAATTTGTATGCTTGACGACCTTCAACTCTACCAATGGCGCACCAAGTGGTAGGATTTAGTTGTAACATCATAGCGAAACAATCAAACCCGGTAGCCATAAAGGTGTCTCCCTGGCCGAATAAATCTACCCATAAAAATGGTGATTGTTTTAATAGATCAACTTCACGCATTTTAAAATCAATGACAATTTCTTTACCCATTGATTGAATGCGTTTATTTTGAAAGCTGTACTCACAAAATGGACACTCTAAAGAAGCAAGAGGAACTTCTGCCAAACATTCTGGACAAGTTTTGTGGGGGGAGGTTCCAGAAGGTTTTTTATCCGTCTCTAGTAAGTTTACCTCTTGCTCTAATGTGCCGTGAAGGGAGGAGCTAATACCAAAATCCAACACGATACAATCTCGTTTATCGACACCAGGGAATTTATCTGGATCAACAATTCTTAGACCTCGACCGATCATCTGAATCATTGTTGATTTGTATGATGAAGGTCTAAGAAGGATAACGCAGCTTGTAGGCTGACTGTCAAAACCTTCAGTTAAAACCATAACGCTAATTAAAACTTGGGTATTACCATAGTCGTAATTTTCGTAGATCTCTTTTCTTTCAGCTTCTGGTGTCTCACCTGTAATTAACTCTGCATTAATGTTACTACTCATGAATTCATCTAACACGCTTATGCCGTGGGCCACTGTCGAACAAAAGATAATGGTCTTACGATCACCAGCTTTGTCCATCCAATGTTTTACCACTGACTTGTTGTGTGCTTGTTTATTCATGATGTCCTCAACGTCTTGCATGTTGAAGTCGTTCATAGTTTGTCGAACTTCTTTTAACTTATCGTTACAACCTAAATCGATTTGATAAGTTACTGGTGGTACTAATAAACCACTCATAATTAATTCACCGATATGTACTTGATCAGCACAATTGTTCCAAATCTTACCTAAAGTTTTACCGTCACCTCGATTAGGTGTAGCGGTAACTCCAAAGATTTTTAAATTGGGGTTTAAAGATTTAGCGTGATCTAAAATTTTTAAATAACTATCACTAGCTGCATGGTGGGCTTCATCAATAACACATAAGTCTATTGGTGGTAGGTTCCATAAGTTTTTTTCACGGCTCATAGTCTGTGCCATGGTGAAAATTGTTTTACCGCTATAGTCTTTGTTGTCACCATTGACAATGCTAGTAGCGATACTTGGATTTAATCTACTAAATGTTCCTAGATTTTGGTTCGTGAGTTCATCACGATGTTGAATAACTAAAGTTTTATTAGATTTTATCTTGCCGATAATATCTGAAGTGACAACAGTTTTGCCATAGCCTGTCGCTGCTACCAAAAGGGTATTACCTTTTGTATTAAGTGCTTCAATGCACTTGGTTACTGATTCTTCTTGGCGAGGTCTAAGAATCATTCGTATCCTCTGGCTCAAAAAAAATTTCTATTTCATCGTCTTGGTCTACATTGACTTGTACATTTTCTATTTGTACTCCAGCGTCTTGTAAAAATTCTAGTATAGAATTCTTTGACCTAGCTTTAATTCTTTTAGCTTTTTCTTTTTCAAAACTTATAACTTTTGACATTATTACCCCTAACGGGCGTAGGTAGGAAGGTGGGTAATGAACGAACCCTTGTAACGACCTACGCCCTTAATTTTTTATGTGTAGCTTTCTCGTTGCCAAGAAGGTTGCGCCCATTCGCCTTCCGCTGGTGCGGTAGGTGATGTCATTGCTTGATCTAGTTTACCTAAATCAGAAGCATTAAATTCAGCAGCTTCATCTTTTGGTATAAAAGTTTTCAAGTTGGGTTGTCTACTAGCCATGATGGTCTGATATTGAGGGTCGTTAGGAAGTATAATCTTCTTAACTGAGTTCTTATCATCAGGGTAATCTGGGTTTGTGCTTTTCTCTAACTTGAGAATTGCAGCAAACTCTAAACCAGTCATTGCCATAAAACCGTCATCGCCAAGGTTAAACACAGCATTGTTTGAACCATCGTTCATGACGTTATTTGCAGAAGATAATACATCACCAATAAAAGTCTCACTCATTTTTAAATGCATGAGAATTTTTTTGTACTTGGCAGCGTAATTATTTGCTGGGCTACCTGATGTACCGTTTCTTATTGCGTCTTGGATTTTTGGATAATGCGTAGCTTGAGTTGCATCATCGATTGTATTAAACATTTCCAAGGTTGGTTTGTCTGCAAGATCACTTTGGATAGGGTGATAGGAATTCATCAACTGTGCATTGCCATGACTTAATACAGTCATAGTAAAAGGCACTTGCCATGTTCCAGCTCCACTTAGATAAGCCTGATCTTGAGTTTTTACACCATTCTCAACTTGTTTTTGAAGGTGCTTGTGATTGATCGCAATGCCTAAAACCACGGGAGTTCCGTCTGGTAGGGCTTTACGTTCGTTTGTTTCCATGACTATGTTGTTCTCTTTTAAGAACTGATTCTTAGATTCAGCATGAGCCGTCATAGTGGCTTTACTAAAATCTGTATTAAAGGTATTATTCATAAGTTGTCTCCTTTGGTTTTGGAACAATAGGGGTAGAGATTGGTTTGGTTGTGCTTACTTTATTCTCTACTCCGCTACTTCCTTGCATTTTTTTGAACAAGTTTCCCCATAAAGGCTGTTCAATTCCCTCCAAGCGTCCGCTTCTATCTTTAGCAGGATACCCTCCAGGGTTGGGGCTAGTACAAACAAAAACTCTTTCGGGCTTTGTTGTGTCGTCTTTTTGTTTCACTGGAATTACCGCAAGTGTAATTACTTCGTCTACAATTCCAGGAAGTTCATTCTTAATTCGTCTACCTTCAGCTTCAATGACATAAGACTTACGACCTAAATCGTCTTCCTCAGTATTGAGTTTGCATGAAAATATAACTGTTTTCTCATGATTGTGTTGCCAATGGCGTAACGCACTTAGTACATCTGTTGCCATGTTTCCATAAACCCTCATCATATTATTTGATGTTTCTAAGGCTTTATGGTGGGCAAAGGCTCTCTTAGTTAGATCCGAGATACTGTCGATAAAGAACACGTCAGCGTCTT